TGACCGCAAAACCGATGGGATCATCTCCTGTCTGGCCGCGCACATAGGTGTTGACCAGCCAGACCATGGGCCGGAAAGGCTTTGCGGCATAGCGCTGCTTCTCGGCGGCAAAGGCATTACCCAGTTCCTCAATCACGTCATAGATGGGGGCCATGTTGTTTTCATCCAGACCCAGACGGTCGGACGAGCCTGCACCGAGGATTTCGTCGATGCAGTCCATGGCAATGCGTGCCTGTGCACGCACATGGTCGCCCAGACGGATGCCACCGCTCTGGAACTGCTCTGCTTCCTCGGCACTCCTGCGCTGCATCCGCTCGTTGGCATCCTCAAAGCGGTCAAGGTCGTTGGCGTTCATCAGGGAAAATTCAAATTCCTGTCCACAAATAACCATGTTCTGGCTCCTTTCAGTTGAGCCGTGCCCCGGTTCTGCCCCGGAGAAAACTAATCACGGCATAAAAGATCCCCGTTCCGGGTATGGAGCGGGGACTGTGTTTGAAAAAATCAGCCCTTGACGGCCTTGACGGCCTTGGCAGGCTCAGCGGACTGGGTGGCGGGGTTGTAGTCAAACTCGTCCGGCGTGCCGATGGCCTTCACGTCGCAGGCAAAGGTGGCCTTGGAACCGGCTGCACCGCCTACGTCGCTGGTGACGATGATGGCAGCGCGGCCCTTTTCGCCCTTGCCGGTGCGCAGGCTGAAATAGATGTACGGCACGATGATATCGCTGCCGGTGCCGTACACGATCTTGTGGCTCAGCACAAAATCCTGAAAATCATCGCCCACGCAGCGGTCGCCGTTGACGGCGAGGGTGCGCTGGGTGCCGGTCTTTTCGGTGACGTTGCCGGTGCGGATGTACTGGGCATCCTCGGTGGTGGCGTTCAGGGAGCCGGAATGCTCCTTCACATGGTCGGCGCAGACGATCCACTGGCTTTCCTTGGTCTGGGTGCTCTCGATCTGGAACGCCAGCACAAAATCGTTCGCCGTCTCAATGCCGGTATACGACGCGCTGGGCGTGATGCCAGACTTGGTAATGGCTTCGGATACAGTCATATCAAAACTCCTTTCATTTTGGCATGTAGTAGGTCAGGCGCATCTGCAGCTGCATCTTACAGCTGCCCGCGCTGTTTGTGACGATGTAGCCGCTGTTCGTCACGGCAATGCCGGTAGGGGTCTTGCCCCCGCCGCAGGCCGAGAGGTCGGGCAGGTTGTGCCGGGCATCCTGCTGCATGACCCACTCGGTAAGCTGCTCGAAAAAGCCGCTGTTCTGGATGTTAACGGAATCCATCTCGCTGTACTCACCGCGAGACAGAAAGAGGTAATTCTTCGCCATTTCCCAGCCGGAGATGTACTCGGTGATGATGGGATCACCGGGGCTGTCCTCGATGGAAAATGCTGTGGATTCTTCTTCCAGCCCGGCAATGCGGAATGCTGCACCGGTGGCTTCCTGCTCGTCGGCAATCAGCGGGCAGGTCTTGAGCCATGCCCGCAGGGCGGCAATGGTGGGCTTTACGGTTTCGCTCATTTGTTCCCTCCCAGAAACTGCTTTGCGGCATCATGGGCGAACTTTTCCAGCTCGTCCTTGTGGTCAGCGATGGCCCGCTGGCCCCAGTAGGAGCCACGGAAACGGTCAGCGCCGCCGCGTAGTTCGTTGCTTTGGCCCATCGGGTGCAGATAATACTGCGCTCTGGCATACGGCGTATTGTACACCAGCAGACCTTCCTTGAAGTCGGATGCCTGATTCACGCTGTTCTTCAGCGTGCCGGTGTCAAAGGGCACATAGGGGTCTACCGTTGCAGCCACTTTCTGAGAAAAGGCAAACTGCAGCTTTGCGAACCGCGCATCCATGTCGGCCTGAAAGCCGGGCCGGAATGTGATCTTGAAATCAAAAACCGGTGCGCTCATGCGATCAGCTCCCTTCCACGTGCCAGTGGGGCAGCAGCGGCTCCCGGTCGTCCGAGACAGCCGCTGCCGTACAGCACAGGTGCGTTTTTTCGAGTTTGGCGTACTCGGCTTCGGTCAAGGCAGGCACCGCGCCCTGCACCAGCTTCCAGCCGCGTTTCAGGGTCCAGTGCTTGGCCTTTTCCGCAGCAGGCAGAGCCGTCCACTGAGCGAAGGGCAGATAGCCCATGGTGCACACGCTGGCCGGGATGCGGATGTGGGTGGTGCGCTCCGGGTTCTTGGCGGTGCCGGAGCCGGAGGTGTAGCGGCATTCCCGCCAGCTGCACCCCGGGAACACCCAGCACACCGGCCTGTCCGTCTCGGTGGCGGTGTCGTGGATGAGGTTCACCACAGTAACGGCTGTCTGCATCACAAAATCCCCCTGTACAGCAGGCCGTGCGGGTCACTGCCCAGCGCGGTGCGGATGATCTCATAGGCTTCCTGCCGGGCGGCGGCGGTCACACTGGCATTGCTACCAAAGGTGACGCTGTAGCCGTCGTTGGAGACGCTTGCAGCACCCGGCACAGCACCCGCCGCAGACGTAGCGGCCAACAGTCCGATGATCTGCGTGCAGGCATCTGCCAGCGCTGCCCTGCAGGCCTCGCACCCGGCGGCGTGGCTCTCTGCCCGGCCAAAGGTGGCGGCATCGATTATGCGGGAAGCCCGGCTGCACAGCACCCCGAAGGCCGTTTCCGGCACCGTGCCGCCCGCCGCCGCATACTGGTCATAGGTGCAGTAGAGCATGGCCTTACGCCTCGATGCGCTTGATGTACAGAGTCTTGGGCTTGGACACCTTGATGCCGTACACCTTGCGCCCCTGCACAGCGGATGCGCCGATGTACTTGCCAGAGCCGCCCAGATCCTGCAGGTGCACCGGGGTCTGCCACTCCATGACGCGGTGGCACCAGTTGGGATGGCCGCAGATGAACTCGGTGGTGGTCTTTTTGGTGGCCACGCGGGTGGCGTTCTCAAAATCCATGTTGTTGGACTCGTACACCGCAAAGCCTGCGATCTGGCCCACCGCGCCGGCCTGCACCAGCTGCTGGGACAAATCGCCCTGCTTGATGAAGCGGTCGTCCTGCATGAGGATCTCCAGATACTCGGGGCTGACGATCATCCAGCGGCCGGCCTGCGGCACGCCGTTGCGGCTCAGGGTGCGCTTTGCAGCCAGAGCCTCCTTGTAGGCGGTGGAAACGGTGCAGGCGGTCTTGGTGGCGCTGATGTTGGCACCCGCTGCGCCCTGCAGCGCCTCGATGGACTTCTTGTCGATGGACAGAGCCATGGAGTAGCCTGCGCTATCCAGACGCTCGGCGGTGATGCCGTCGGGCACGGATGCAGCGTCAAAGCCGTCGATGATCTCGTTCACGGCCTCGTCGTTGTCGATGTCCAGATCCAGATAGGTGGTGGTGCCGGCATCGGCATCCACGCCGTTTGCCTTGTCGTAGGCCTTGACGGCAACCTCAGTGTCGCGGACAGGAATCTTGACCTTACCGGCCTTGGGGCTGCCCTCGTAGCGGTTGTTGAAGATGGTATTGTCGCGGGTGACCAGAGTCGCACGCAGCTTTGCATCTACCAGAGCGGAATAACGCTCCTGACTTGCATGTGCCATAGGGATCTCCTTTCGTTGTTACAGGTTCAGTTCAGGGTTCAGGGATTTGAAAGCGGCTTCCACACCATCGCTCTCGTTGGCGGGCGGTGCACCGTGCTCGGCTCCGGTGGAGACCACGGCCACCCCGGCTGTACCGTCCTCACCAAAGGCCCACGGATTCGCCTTGGCAGCATCGTCCAGTGCCTTTGCAATGTCGGTACTGCGGTCGGCAGAGCCTTTCAGGGCATCCAGATCCAGCAAAGCCCGCACTGCCTTGACGCTGCGGCCCTTCTTGCTCATGATGGCGGCATTCAGGGCGTTATCGAAGGCAAAGCCCTCGGCCTGCGCCTTCATGTCGGCCTTCAGCTTTGTGACCTGCTCCTGCAGGCCTGCCACATCCACGCCGTCAAAGGCTTTCAGGCCGTCCTGTGCGGTCTTGAGCTGGGCGTTTGCGTTGTCCAGCTGGGTCTGCAGGGCGGTGGCTGCAGACTTCTCCCGGTTGATGTCTGCGCCGTTCTCCTGCATGATCCAGCTCAGCTGTTCATCGGTGATGCCGGGGATCTTGTTCTTCACGTCTTCACGCTTCATGGTGGAAACTCCTTTCGTGTGTGAGACCTCAGTTTTTTACACTGTTCTCTGTCAGTTATCCGGTCTTGGGCGGGGTACGCGCCGCCCGCCGCATGGTGCCGCTTGCGGGAGTTGAACCCGCCACCCCCGGATTAAAAGTCCGGTGCTCTGCCAATATGAGCTAAAACGGCATGAAAAAACCACTGTTGTGCCTTTTTGATAGCATACAGTGGTTAAAATAGGGCATTTCCAT